GCCTTGGTGGGGTCGTCGATCGTCGCGCCGGACTGACGCAGCCCGAGCACACTTTCGTGCTTGGACTGACCATCAGGTTTCGCGGCTTTGGTTTTAATGGCCTTGGCCTTGGTGGTTTTTGCTTTCGCTTTCTTCGTCACGTTCTTCTCCATCTCGCCCTTCAGGGCGGCTCCGGTTTTCTTCATGTGGAACGGCGAGGCACCGAGCGTGCCAGCTTGTGCCCCGAGCTTCTTGAGTTCGGCGATCACCGCCTTGTCGCGCTCGGTGAGGTTGGCCTTCTTCTCGGGCGCGACCTGCTTGCCGAACGTGGCGGGGTGACGCTCGTGTCGCTTGCGGGCCTTCGTGGTCTCGGCCCGGATCTGCTCCTTGGTCTTGCCCTTCGTCCGGTCGAGGAAGTCGGGGATGGTGAGGTCTTCGCGTTGGGCGCGCAGTGCCTGCTCGCGCGGGCCTGGAGTATTGTTGCTCATGGAGGCGCCCCCAGATCAGGCGAGCAGTTCGGCCAGTGCGTCGAGGGCGATGGCGACGCCGTCGGTCTTCTTCTCGACCGCCATGCTCTCGCAACGGTCAGGATAGCCGACCCAACGAGGCAAGCACTTCTCCATCGTCGGGTGAAACTTGCGGCTGCTCTTGCGGCCGCTGACGTTGGGGATGAAGCGCCAGCCCTCCTCGGTGTGAACGGCGGTGCCGAGGTGATAGGTATCGCGTCCACCGTTGCCAGCGAGTCGTCGAATGAAGCGGTAGTTTGTCATCGTGGTCTCCATCGGTAACGGCCATTGGCCGCACGATCATTAGAGCACAAAACCACTGTAAAAGCAACATGGTAACTGGGAGTTGATAGCCTTGAAAAGTGCTTGAAATCGGCGCGGTTTGGCACAATAATAGCGGTCTCTTGGGTCGGAATGGGTAAAACTCGCGGCAATTGGAAGTGAATGCTGTGGCTGGCGGGGCGGTGTCGGCAATTAAGAAGGCGGCGAACTGATGATGTGGTGGCTCTCATTCTGCGATCCCGACAAGCCAGAAGGCACTCAATTTATTGGGGCCTGTATTGTGGAAGCAGACGATATCATTGCTGCAACGATGCTCGCCCATTGTCTTGGCATCAACCCAGGCGGTGAAGTTGCTGGCGTCGCCTTTGACCGCGACCCGCCTGACAAATATGTGAATGTCTTGATGGACAAGGAAATGATTGCGGACATGGACCGGGGAGGGAAATGTTTGAGTACCTGTGGCCAGGACAGGGCCAGCGGCTTTTTCGGATCACCGCTATAATCCTGGTGCCGCTTATCGCCCTTGCGGTTGGATTTACCTGGTAAAACTCGCGGCAATTGGAGGGATTCCCGATGCAGGCTGCGGACTGTGAAGATAATGAGGCGATGTTCAGGGCCAACGTCCTAAAGCAGATGGCCGATAACCTCGGACTGCCCGGCCAACTAAACATGATCGCCAAAATATATGGCGTTAAGCGAGGACTCGATGCGGCCGAGCGATGACCTTGATGACGACGAGCGCGAGTACGCCTACGAATACGACGACGGGGATGACCGCGACCATTGTGGCCACGAGGAATACGAACTCGACGTGCTGACAGGCCGGGCAGAGTGTGATTATTGCGGCATGTCCTGGTGGGCCACGACAGAGCAGATTGATGCCGAACATAATCGCATGGTGGCTCACAGCGAATGGGTGCAGGAGCAGGAACGGCTGATACGTCGGCGGGAGCGATGGGCGTGGGTCCATCGGCTCTGGCTCGCTGCCATCGAGGCTTGGTTCAGGCGCAAGCCTCGGCATATGCTGACCGACGACGAGGTGCCGTTTTGACTGGCACCGTCATCGCCATCCTGATCGTCGCGATGATTATCTTCGCCCTGAAGGCCATCTACCGATGACCGACGAGCAGGTAGCCATAGCGAAAGCCCTCGACCGCGCTTCGCTGCCGCTGGCGTCGAACGTCAAGGACTTCGTGGGCAAGATGGCCTGGCTGGCGGAGCACCACCAGGCGGGCAAGATCACGGAGAAGCAGGACGTGTTCCTGCGGCAGTTGGCCTATCGCTTCCGCCGACAGATGCCGGCGGGCCTGTTCGGCGAGCCGACCAAACTCAAGGGCAACATCACCGTCCTGCAGTGGCTCGGCCCCGAGATGGCGCGTTCCGGGCTTCTCAAGAACGAGGGGTGGGTGACGGCGGCGGCCGACGAAGCCGAGGCGCTGTTCCCGAACCAGGCGCTGCGCACGGCGGCGGTGATGATCGCGGTGCTGCACCCTTGTGCCATCGACTACATCAACCAGGCGCCGGTGCTGGTGCTCGCGGTGACGCAAGGCTCGAAGACCTATGAGCAGAAGGAGCGGCAGCTGATCTGCGAGAAACTCAAGCCGCTGATTGAGCGCGGCCCAAAGCTGCGGGAGTTGCTCGGAGCGTTCGGCGTGCCTGTGCAGCTGCGGGCCTTGCGGTCATGGGCGCTCGGGCCGAGCAAGTGGAAAGCGGTGAAGGCAGTGGCGAAGATTCCCCCGTCGACGTTGGCGCAGTCGATCCCGGAGAAGCCGAAGGCGCAGTCGCTGTGGCTCGGTGCTGTCGGCGGTTGGACGGACGTGATGGATCGGCGGTTCAACGACCGCTACCGCCTCTTGGAATGGGCGGTGATGCGGTTCAAGGAATGGCCTCTGAATTGGCATGAAACGATAGCGACATCGCTGGCCGACTTCGCGGGCACCGTCGGCGCCGGCTTCAACGAGCGGTGGGACTTGAGGCAGGCGCAGGAGAGGTGCGAGCAGTGGCACGCCATGCTGGCCTCACAGTCCGCCGAGCAGCAGTTTGTCACCAAGCACGGCGTCGGCTGGCGGGACAAGATCGACTACGGCCACTTCCCGGAGGAGTTCGGGACGTCGGATGGCCTGCGGGTGGTGGCGCTGCGGACCGGCGAGGACGTGTTCCTCGAGGGTCAGGCGATGCATCACTGCGTGGCATCGTATGCGGATGATGTGGTGAGGGGAAGGTGCCGGCTGTTCTCGGTGCGCAGGGGCGATGATAGGCTGGCGACGGTGGAGTTGGTTCTGGCTGCTCCCGCGCACTATGTTATTGGTGGCGCAAGCATGCACGGACAGATGTGGGGTATTTCGCAGATGAAAGGGCCATGCAATGCTGATCCACCGAAGTCAGTAAAAACTGCCATGGTCGAATTCTTGAAATCCGCTGGCGGCACGGACGTGACGAAATGAGACCGAACGGAAACTGCGGGGAGAGCGACATCGCCGGCCTCACCCCGGTCGATGTCACCCTCGCCGACGACATGGAAGCCTTCGACATGCTCGGCCCCAAAGTGCGCGAGGTCCTCAACTTCGACATGGGCGTCCGCTTTTCCGCGAGCGAGACCCTCAAGTTCATCACCGGCCAGGGCGTCGATCCGAAGAACCCGAAGGTCGACGCTCATATGGCGTCCTGCCTGCGGACACAGAACGAGAAGATACTGCGGCGGTTGGCGGTCATTGAGGAAACATGAAGCCGCTCGCCATCGATCTTTTCTGCGGGTATGGAGTGTTCTAAATGAACGCGATGACCCGCCTGACAATTCCGTTACCTCGAATAAGCGCAATCGAGGTCGTTGATCATTTGGTTTTGCGTGTGACCTGGTGCGCAGGCATTCGGAACGGACGAACCGACACCGTCGAACTTTCGCCGCTTGTTAACGTGCTAAAGTTTTACCGTCCAATCAGAGATAAAAGCTTCTTTCGCATCGTGCATCTAATTGAGGATGGTCGGGCCATCGCGTGGGGAGACGATGACAAAATTGATATGCCTGCAGCAAGCCTTGAACAGCTTGCCGAGGAAAGCATCCGGCGGCGAAAAGCCTCTAGCCATTGATTTGTTTTGTGGTTTAGGTGGATGGACAGAGGGTCTTTTGGCCGAGAATTACCGAGTCATCGGCTTCGACATTGAGCGGCATGAATACGGCGAGCATCGGTATCCCGCGCAGCTCATTGTTCAGGATGTGCTGACGCTGCATGGCTCGCAATTCAAGGATGCCGCGCTGATCGTCGCGTCGCCACCCTGTCAGGAATACTCCTACATGGCGATGCCTTGGAAGCTGGCTAAGGCCAAAGCCAAAGCAATCCGCGCCGATACCAGCGGGAACATGCTGGCGGACCTTACCCGACTGTTCAATGCCTGCTTTCGCATCCAGCGGGAAGCATTGTTTGCGGCTGGTCGATATATCCCGCTTGTGGTCGAAAACGTCCGCGGCGCCCAGCCTTCGGTCGGTCGCGCCCGCTGGAACTTTGGCTCGTTCTACCTGTGGGGCGATGTACCAGCGTTAATGCCAATCGGCAGCGCTGTTAAAGTTCCCGGCATGGACTGGAAGCCGCCTGACGATCCGAGGCACAGGCGCGGGCAAGGTTTTAATACGATGGCAGATCGCGCTTCCCGGCGCAGTCCTGCGCTGGGAAATGGAACGCGATTTACATCGCGCGATTGCGGAATTAAAATTGCCGAAGGCCGTAAAGGCGCAGGCGCAGGCGCAGATTGGTTTGACCAAAACCTCTGTCAACTATCTTCTAAATCATCACATCGTAAACGCGCGAGTGCGATGATTGCCAAAATCCCGCTGGCGCTCAGTCGTCATATCGCGGCAACGTACCGTAGCGCTGCAGGAGCGGGAGCGCGATGATTGAGAGAACGGTGAAGCATCCCCATCCCAGCGGCCGCCCCATCAGGCGGAACAAGCGCATCGAGCGCCAGCAGTGGAACTATCCTCACGACCCAGCCGTGGTGTGTACGCCGTGCCCCGCCTGCGCCCCAAGCCCTAATCTGCCTGTCGCTGACGCCATCGCCTACAAAGAAATCGGCAGTTCCGATTCGGACTGGCAAGGCGTCCACTGGGTCGGTAAGATAGGGTTCGTCGTTTTTCGATAGGTTAATGGGTTATTGATTGAATGGCCGAGGAACCAAGGAAATCAAAGCGCGGTGGTGCGCGCCCAGGATCGGGACGGCCACGAGGGTCAGCCAGTCGTGCAACGATACTCACTCGCCGAAAAGCCATAGAAGTCATCCAGAGCGGCTTGAGTCCGCTCGACGTGATGATGTCGGACCTGCGGTTCTGGCATAAAGAAACCGAGATTTTGGAGAAGGGCATCCGAGAGAAATTGCCGCCCGGCGCTGGAATGTTGCAAGTCACGGACGATCCGTCAGGTGTGGTTGCGAAGTTCTTCGAGGCGCGGAAAGAACTGCGGGTTGCCGCCGAGAAGGCCGCCCCGTATGTTCATCCCCGCATATCGCCGATCACCGATCCAAACGGTGGGACTGGCGGCCTGAAGGACCTGAGTAAGCTGACGGACGGCGAACTGGATGCTCTCGAGCGGATTAGTCGCAAGATTGCCGGGTCCTACGGAGATCCAGGCGGAGAGGGCGAGGCGCAAGGCTGAGGCCGAGCGCCGGCGGGTCGAGCGAGACGCCGACGAGATCAGGGAGAAGTGCAAGACCCTGGTGGGCTTCATCGCCGAGGCTTGGCACGTCCTGGAGCCGCTGACGCCCTACGTCTACTGCTGGCACCATGCCGCGATTGCGGAACACCTTGAGGCTATTACGCATGGGCAGATCACCCGGCTGCAGATCAACGTGCCCCCAGGCAGCGGCAAATCGATCATCGCGAGCTGTTTATGGGAGGCGTGGGAGTGGGGACCCGGCGGCATGCCGGGGCTGCGCTATCTGACGACTTCGTACACCGAGACCTACGCCCGCCGCGACTCCCGCAAGATGCGCGACCTCGTGCTGTCCGATTGGTACCGTATGCTCTGGCCGAATGTCGTGCTGACCCGCGATAACGAGACGGACTTCGAGAACAGCGCCAAGGGCGGACGCCGCGCCATGCCGTTCGCGAGCCTGACCGCCGGCCGCGGCAACAGGGTGGTTGTCGACGACCCGCATTCGACCGAGACGGTGGAGTCTGACATCGAGCGCGACCGGGCGACGCGCCTGTTCCGCGAGTCGGTGACGAGCCGACTGAACGACCCGGCGCGCGATGCCATCATGGTGATCATGCATCGGTTGCACCCGAAGGACATCTGCGGCACGATCGAGACGCTCGGGCTCGACTACGTCAAGCTGATCCTGCCGATGGAGTTCGAGACCAACAACCTGCACTATTCGCCGTACTACGACGACCCGAGGGATGCTGAGGACGAGCTGTTGTGCCCAGAGCGCATTCCGCGTGAAACGGTGGAGAAGAACAAGATCGAGCTCGGGAGTCATGCGTACGCGACACAATTTCAACAGAGGCCATCTGCCCGCGAGGGCGGCATGTTCAAGCGCCACTGGTTCAAGATCGTGGATGCCGTGCCGGCGGAAGCGAAGGCGAGAGTGCGACGCTGGGACTTGGCAGCGTCGGAGAATGCGGGGGACTGGACCGTCGGCGTGCGCATGTCGATGCTTGGCGGCCAGTCGGTGCAATTGCCGTCCACTCCTGCCGCAGCCGGAACAAAATACAAGGCGCAAGGATCAATGCGCGTGGGGGCGCAATTCTACGTCGAGGACGTGATGCGATTCCGCGAGGGCGGCAAGAGGGTGCGCCAGGCGATTCAGAACACTGCGTCGGTTGATGGTCGCAACTGCCACATCGTGATCCCTCAAGACCCTGGACAAGCTGGAAAAGAGCAATCGCAGAGCATCATCGGCGAGAACGCTGGATTCCGCATCACGGCCGAGCGGGAGACCGGCAGCAAGGCGACGCGGGCCGAGCCGTTCGCGGCGCAGTGCGAGGCGGGGAACGTCTACCTGCTGCGCGGAGCTTGGAATGAAGCCTTCATCGATGAGATGACGGCTTTCCCAAATTCGACTACTGACGACCAGTTGGACGCTGCCGCTGGGGCCTTCAACAAGCTGGTGAAGGTCTCGGCGCCGATGTACATTACGCCGACCATGGTGAACCAAGTGGTGCAGGCCGGAAAGGCACGGAGGTTCTGATGATCAAGCTCGTGATCGCGATGTTGATCGGCCTCTCGCTGTGCGGGTGCGTCCCGCTCATAGCTGGCGGCGTGGTCGGCTACGAGATGGGGAAGAACGATTGCTGGCGGCAACCGCCCGCGGTGCGCATGCCGGACGGCAGCTTGCGCATCCCGCCTCCCGTCCGCGTTTGCTGAGTTCCCGGAACAGGAAAGACTGACGGGGAGTTGTCCCAGGGACGCGAGGCCAAACAAGGCGCTCGCCGCACAAAGGGAACAGCATCATGAGTACCTATCAAGGCAAGCCCGTCACAGTGGTCCGCGACGCCAAGCAAGGCGATCCCGGTTGGGATGCGACCAAGGACATGGTCATCATCCAGATCGCGGGTAACACGCAGAGCACCGTGCTGCGTGCCGACGTAAGCCCAGTCCCGGCTCACAGCTGATCGAGCATAATCCTACAGACCGCATCGCGAGGTCTCTCCGGGCCTTGCGGTGCGGTTTTTGTGCTTTTGACCTGACGGCGGATTTCAAGTACACAAATCAAGTTCATCGAAGGCGGTTGCTGCCATATGGCGTGCCAAGCGGCCTTGCGCATCGGATGCATCTGAAAACCAAAGGAAGGAAACCTCGATGGGTGCCGCTTTAGTGGACTTCCTGATTACCCTTGTGGGGCTGATCTTCATCGGTGCCATGATCTTCATGGCCATCGACTTCATCTCGACCGACGAGCGCTTCAAGAAGATCGCGAAGTTCGCCGTCGGCGGTATCATCGTCATTCTGTTCCTGTTCGCGATCAAAGGCGTCCTGTTCGGCGGTGGTGGCGCGGCCCTGATCACGCCACTCGCGATGCTTTACTTCGCCATCGCGGTCATCGTGATCTTGATGGTCTGGTTCCTCATCGACTGGTTCTTGGGGTGGGCCGCCGGTTTCTTCCCGCCCATCGGCCAGTTCATGGCGGTGATCAAGTTTGTGGTCGGCGCGCTCGTCCTGATCGCAATCTTGGTGGCTGCAGCGGACCTGCTCATCGGCGGCGGTCGAGCCTTCGGCAGTTACCACTCGTCGCCGCCGGCACAGGACCGTGACCTGCAGGCCAGATAATTCGAGCAGACAGGAGGCGAGCGAGGCGCGGCTGGCGCGCGAGAAGCTGAGGAGCAAGAAGCGTGGAAATCTTGAAAGCGACGGTGCCGATGCGGGAAGTCGTGAGGAGCTTGGTGATTGATGCTTCAGGCGGTCGCATCGTTCAACCGCCTGAAAGAGTCGGCTGATGCCAGCGTTCCGGAATGAGGAAGAGCGTTGGAGGCGTGCATCGCGGTGGCCGATCGCGTGGTGGCATTTCTTCAGGCGGATCTGGTTTGCTCGTACTGCCGCCAGCCCGCCGCTGACGTTCCGCGAGTGCCTATGGCTGGCAAAGACACACGTCCATAACTGGGTGTGGGGCGAGATTTCCTACGACGAAGGTTATTTCCCAGTGGGGCGTCTGGAGCGTCGGTGGGTAAGCCATCAACGTTCTTTTGGTAGTCAGCCACCAGATAGGCTTGGTTGAGATGGCCGAGGAAGAGGATGGTCAAGCCGATGGTTCAGCATCTCAAGGGCCGCGCGCGAGTGGAACAATCAAAAAAAGACGTGTCAAGCGGGTAGCTAAGCCTCGGAAGAGAATAAAGAAACTTGAAATCAGCAAACTTGATTTTCGAAAACTTGAAAACAAAAAATCAAGTGGGCGAATCACCAAAGAGAAGCGGAAGAAGGCAAAGAAGCACAAGAACTGGGGCGGGTCCCGCGTAGGTGCGGGTCGTAAGTCTGAACCACCGCCCGAGCCGCCGAAGGTCGCCGCCGAGCCCCGGAAGCGTCCGTCCATCGACCTGCAGACCGCACTGCGCGTGATCCAAGAGAGCACCGCGCTCAAGCAGCGCCAGCTCAACAAGGAAGAGTTCAACCCCTTCCGGCCCAACCAGGCGCAGAACCATCCGCCCGGATCGATCCCGCCGAAAGAGCATCAGATCGCCATGGACGCCAACCTCACCTGGGCAGAGACCCAGTGGGCGGGCGGCGTGCTGGCCAACGTCGGCGCCGAGGGCCTGCTGTTCCTCGGCTACCCCTACCTCTCGATCCTGGCGCAGCGCCCGGAGTACCGGGTGATCTCCGAGACCATCGCCGACGACGCCACCCGCAAGTGGATCGACTTCGATGTCACCGGCGACGAGAAGAAGCCGGACAAGGACCGCGAGGGGAACGAGGAAGAGTTTGGCGGCTCGATGAGCAAGGACGCCGACATGCCGCGGGCGATGTCGGAGATGTTCGGCAACAGCATCGGCACGCCTCGGGGACGCGAGTCGGCGCAGGAGCGTCACGACCGGTTGCAGAAGCTCGGCCAGGAGTTCCAGGGGCTCAAGAGCAACGGCGAGCGTCCGTTCTCCGGCACCACCGGGATGGAATCCCTGCCCGGCACGCCGCCCGACGAGATGATGAGCCAGGCCTACGGCAGCGAGAGGCAGACGACGGCCGACCCCGACGAGCGCGCCGACAAGATCAGGAAGGCCGGCAAGACCGACAAGGTGAAGGCGCTCAAAGACGAGATGCAGCGTTTGGAGATGCGCGACTGCTTCTACCGGATAGCGCGCGAGGACGGGTTCTTCGGCCGCTCGCACCTGTTCATGGACTTCGGCGACGACCTCGACAACCTGAGCGGGGAACTGGCCACGCCGATCGGCAACGGCCGCGACGAGATCAGCAAGTCGAAGGTCAAGAAGGGATCGCTCAGGCGCCTGCGGCCGGTGGAGCCGATCTGGTGCTATCCGACCACCTACAACGCGCTCAATCCCCTCAAGGAGAACTGGTACCGGCCGGACGTGTGGTACGTGCAGGGCCGCGAGATCCACGTCAGCCGCATGCCGCTGTTCATCGGCCACCCGGTGCCCGACATCCTCAAGCCGGCGTACTCGTTCGGCGGCCTGTCGCTCTCGCAGATGGCGAAGCCCTACGTCGACATCTGGCTATCGACGAGGGAGAGCGTGGGCGCGCTGATCCACGCGTTCTCCGTCATGGTGCTGATGACCGACCTGCAGACCATCCTGCAGCCGAGCGGCCCCGAGATGGGCGGCATGGCGGGCGATGCCGGCGGTCTGCTGGCGCGCGTGGCGATGTTCAACGCGATGCGCGACAACCAGGGCACCTTCGTCATCAACCGCGCCACGGAGGACTTCAAGAACGTGTCGGCGTCGCTCGGCGGTTTGCACGAGCTGCAGGCGCAGGCGCAGGAACATATGAGCCTGCCAAGAGGGACAAAAATCCAAACCTCACGCGGTGAGGTCCCGATTGAAGCTGTGACTACTGACGATCTGGTGTTGACGCGGGCCGGTTATGCGCCAATCAAGTGGTCAGGAATTACTGGCACTTCGGACATTTTGGTCAAGATCGAGGCTGGTGGTTCCGTCCTGAGATGTACAGGGAATCACCCGATATGGTCGGAATCGACAAACGCATTTGTGAATGCGGAGAATGTCTCGCCTTCCCACCGCCTGCTCGCTCTCGAAACGTCAAGCCAGGGAAATACGGAGAGCCGGTCGCATGGCGCGGTCGTTGGTGGTGCCACACAAAGTCCGGCCATTACCGCAACTCAAAAGCTGGCGGCCTTCTGCACGTCGTCATGTGGGAGACCCACCGAGGCCCAATACCAGAAGGCTATGAAATCCATCACGTCGACGAGGATGGGACCAACAATAGCTGGGATAACCTCGAGCTTCTCACCCGCGCCGATCATCTTGGCCGCCACGTCCGGATCGGGTTCGATGTCTTTGACCGGGTTTACACGAAACAATGCGTACTTTGTGGGGAGGATTTCACGAGCGTTTTTGCTGATGGTCGATCACGTTATTGCTCGACTTCATGCGTCCAGCGGGCTTGGAGACTCCGTCACGGACATTTTGCAGTCATTGTTCCTAAGCAATGCGAGTGCTGCGGCAGAGAGTTCGTTCCTAAACGAAAGAGCACGGCCCGACATTGCTCAGATGCATGTGAGCAGCGTGCCCGTCGAACGCGCCGCAACAATCAAGGTCCAGAGACAGCCAGTCTATGACATCGTAGTCGATGACGGCTGGCCGCCTGAGTTCTTCGCGAACGGCATCCTGGTTCACAACTCGTCCATCGTCCGCATCCCGGTGATGAAACTCACTGGCATTTCGCCGACCGGTCTTAATGCAAGCTCGGAAGGCGAAATTAGATCGTACTACGACACGATCAGCGCATATCAGAACCGCTTCTTCCGTCCTCATCTACAGCGCGTCATCAACTTCATGCAGTTGTCTTTGTGGGGCGAGATCGATCCGGAGATCACGTTCGAGTTCGAGCCGCTGTGGGAGCAGAGCGAGGGCGAGATCAGCCAGAAGCAGATGGCCGACGCGCAGCGCAACCAAGTCTATGTCGATATGGGCGTACTGTCGCCGGCCGAGGTGCGCAAGACGCTGATCGACGATCCCTCGATGCCTTACACGAGCCTCAACCCCGACAAGCTTCCAGACCTACGCCAGGAGGAGGAGCAGGGGCTGGAGCCGATGGGCGGCCGGCCAAATCCGCTTGGGGAGGCAGGGCCCGAGCTCGGCGGTGGCGAGATGCTGCGCACCGGCGAGGAGGCTGGCGGGCATGTGGCTGGGCAGGGCGGCGGCGCCGGCGGTCCTGGCGGGCCACAGCAGGGCGGTGGTGCGCCGGAAGGTGGCCAGGCGCAGGAAGATGGCGTCTCCGAGGCGCTTGCTGCTCTGGGCGAGCTTCTGGGCGGCGGGAAGCCAAACGGCAAGGGAAAGGACGAGGACCCGTTCGCTGGATATGACCACGAGGCGTTCGACGCATGGTGGGACCGGTCCAAGCACCCGCGCAATCCTGATGGCGAGTTTCGCTCCGCCAGCGGCAAGGAGGGGCGCAGGGCCGAGGGACTGGCGCCGCTCTCGACCGCGCACGGCGCCCCGATCAATCCGAACGACCTCGAGAAGGTCGGCCCGCAGATGGGATCGAATGCCGGCGGTGTCTATGCGGACAAGGACGGTAACAAGTTCTACGTGAAGAAAGGCCGCTCCGCCGACCACGTGCGCAACGAGATGACCGCGGCCGCGCTGTACGACCTCGCTGGCGCACCGAACTTGAAATACCGCCCGGTGGCTGGCGGCCATCATATCGCGCACGAGTGGGTGGAGCTAGACAAGGACAACGCCCACAAGCTGTCGTCGGCCGAGAGGAAGGAAGCGCAGAAGGATTTCATCACCCACGCCTGGCTGGCGAACTGGGATGCAGTCGGGACCGGCGGCGACAACCTCGTGATAGTCAAGGGCAAGCCGACGGCGATCGACCTCGGCGGCGCGCTCGATTACCGGGCCCGAGGCGCGGCCAAGGGCAAGGCGTTCGGCGACAAGGTGTCTGAGGTCGACACCATGCGCGACCCGGGCCGGGCACCGGACGGATCGAAGATTTTCGCGGGGATGACGCTGGCCGACCTGAAGTCATCGGCCGAGCGCGTGACAGAGATTCCCGACGAGGACATCCGCGACACGGT